GACTACCCCTCCCGACAACACATCGAAGACAGGGCGAGAGGGAGGCAAGGCCGACCGGAGCGAACTCAGAACCGAAACCATCGGCGGCTCAGCCATGTTCGGAGCTGCCATCGCCCCCCCCCCCCAAGTCTCCTGATACGGGAGAGCTGATCCTTCGCAAGGCTGTCGGCGAGCTGGTGGCCTCCGCGTTGTCGGCGGCTGCTATCGTGGGACCTAGCTGGGTCGGATATGCGGGCCTTCGCGAAGCAGCTCGCGCCTGTCTCTCCGCCCTAGAGTCTATTCCTTTAGGTGATACAAAGACTTAGCTCGCTCCGCGTTAAGCTGCGCTGCCGCGCACGCGTCACCCCGTAGTGGATGAGTTGCACGGGGAGCTATAGCGGGATAGGGTGAATTGCTGCGGCGGCGTGGAAAGCTCCACCTACCAAACGACCACGGATGGGTTGCGCCGGTGTAGGTCAAGCCGGACCCGGAGTAGCGACCGGCCCGCAGCGCTACCCCCAAAACTTCCAGAAGGGCCGTTCGATCTTAGCGACCGCCGCCCTGTCCCGAGCCTCGCACCCCGCGACAATCTCCACAGCGGCCTTCGTATGCAGGTTCGCCGTGTCCAGCCGACCCACCGCCGCATCCCCGAACGAAATCCAGTCGCCAGCCGTATCAGACTGAGGAAGCGCCGGAGCCTCTACAGGAGCCCGAATGCTCTCAGGGATTAGCTCGCTGCATCCCGACGCAAGCTGGATCGTTGCGCGAGGACTGGCGCATGCAGATAGCGCGGCGACCAGCAGCAGCGACCTCAGGGGAAACCAAGACCGACGCGCCGGGCTGGGCAAGGATTTCATCGCGGTTCTTTCGGGTTGTGTCTTCAATGGCTGCGGAACCGCGAGAAACGCCGTCTGAGACGCTTGCGGCTTCCTTGGCGGATTCGGTGCGGGTTTCCGATAGGGTGGCCTGTACGGCGCTCTCTCGGGCTTGGCGGGCATTGTCGGCGGGTCGGATGATGATGGCCCACCACAGAGCCCACATCGCCAGCAGGACGACCAAAGCTGCCGCTGCATAGCCTACAGCGCTGACCTCGTTTACCGGCGGGAGCTTCATCCGATGCCGCCCCAGCCTTCAACGCAGCCCGAGCCGCCGTCGCGGATAAAGCCGTTGTCGGTTTCACGGGCGGTCGATCCACCCCAGCCTTCGATTAGCCAACCTTCGCGGATCATGTTCTCAGCTCCATGTGCGGGCCGTCATTGAAATCTCGCCCCGGATGTCGTTCGTTGTAGGCAATCATCGCGGCGTGAATGTTCAGCGCTCCGGCGGGCAAATCGCGAAGGTCGCGGTCCCAAACCCCGCCCCACGTAATGCCTATGTTGGCGTCAATCGCGGCGGAACGCCAAGCGTCGGCAATCGTAGCAAACGGGAACACCTTTTCGCCGTCGATGACGATGGGCCATCCAAGGCCGGTGCCGCCCCATGTGAAGTGGCCATTGATCCACGGCACGCAATCCACCGCATGGCCGTAGCCATCGGGCTTGATCAGGTGGTTGGAGTTCATGGTCTTCGAATAGCCAAGCCGCACCTTTTCGGCCTGCTGTTGCTTGGTTCTGGTGAGCGGTTCCGTGAAGCCCCAATCAATCGCAGATCGGGCAATCGCCGCGTGCGCCAGCTTCACCATCGACGGGTGAAGGTGCGCCATGTTCGCTATCGACTTGGGACCAAGCTTGAACGTCAAGGGGACGGCTCCACTTTTGCTTTCCGAGTAACCCTAGCATTGTCGGGCGGCGTTGTCGCGGTTGCCGTCGTAGTGGCGGTTCCGTCGGCCGACGATGCCGTGGCCGTCGCGTTCAGGTTCACCCCCGCCTTCATCACGGACGCCAGTTGGAAGCCCTTCAACGCTTGTTCCGCGCTCGCCGTGGTGATGACGAGGAAGCACAGGAACACGTAGGCCACCGCCACCGGCCAGCCGTCGCCCTTCTGCCAGCCCACGATGCACGCCCAAATGAACCACGCAGGCAGGGCAAACGCGCCCCACACCACGCGGTTTTTCCATATGCTGACCGGGATGACCGCGCCAAGCTCAGCAGAGACGCCGGGAAGGCTGGCCGAGGGGTTGGGGGTCATCTGATCAGCAAGGTCACGATGACCAGAAGGCACGCAATGGGCGTCAGCGGGGCGGCTATGACAGCGCGTCCGGAAAGCTGCTGGATCACGTCGATGATGACGAGAACCAAGGCAACGACTAGCAGAATCAGGGTCATGGTCATGGCAATATCTCAATGGGGATAAGAGGGGTGTCTATAGAGCGCGCCCCGCCCGGTCCGGGAACCTGACAGGGGAAGAAGTCTCGGGCGAAGAACTTTGCGTGTCCGACGTGAGCCGCCAGCGGAACATTGGCTTCATAGGTGACAAAAGCCGGTCTGCCGGGAACGATGGTGCGGTAGCCCGGGGCCTTGGAGAACGCGCCGTCCGCATACTGGAAAAAGTAGAGCGTGGTTCCGATGCAGTCGGATGGGACGGTAAGATGCTCGGCAACCTTTATGACCACAAGGGCGCCTCTTGCCGCGCTCGGCGTGGCCGATATCACGGCTTGAACGCGCGCGGGCGGATCGTGGAATATAACCGCCTGCCCAAGCATCCATACGGCAGCAAGCCCGCTTACGGTCAGGACTACGGTAAACGCATTGATGAGGATGCTTCTCAATGCCCGACCCCCGCAACGTACAGAATGGCGGCCAGAACGGCGGCGAGCATGACGGCGGCCTGCCCATAGACAAGCATTTCCACCGGGCGAAACCTGTCGGTGGTTACGAAACCCTTTTTGAGCGACTCCACATCGCGCGCAATGGACGCGGTGCGCTCGTCCAGGCGTGCAAGAATGGCGTCTTGGCCTTCAATCACCCGAACACCTTTTGAATTACAAGCTGAACCAGCAGCATCCCTGCCCCGCCAAGCCCAACCCCAAGCCCAAGAATCCACGACTGCTGGCGAAGGGCGAGGTTGAGGGCCACGCCCTGCTTCTCAACCACAATCTCCAGCTTCTCATGGTCTAGGCGGAGGTCGTTTAGTTTTGATTCCAGAACCGCGAGAGACACGATCAATGGCCCAAATGACGGACGCGAGGACCGCTAGGGAACAGAAGGTCACAAAGACGACCTGCAACATGATTTGCACCCGGCCACCCCGCAATCGCCATCTGCACCAGCGCAGCGACGTCCAGCAACTTAAGGTAAGTGCTAGCACTTGTCGCGGACCCTAGATAGTGTAGCCAGAACGCTAGGTGCAGCGCCATCATGGCGACGAACGAGCCCAGCAGGACAGCCTTCCACTTCCTGCGATCAGTCGTCCAAGCCACGGCCACGACAACAGCGCAGAGCCCGTCCCACAGCGGCCACAGGCGCATACCATCGGGAACCCCGAAATAGGCCAGCGAGCTTTGGCATATCGACCAGTTGACCAGCATCAAAAAGGCGAGGCCTACGGCGTCAACATACCGCCTGCGGTCGGAGGACCACGCAAGCGCGTTCAGGCCGACTATCGCTAGCCAGCCCAACCCGAACAGCATGGCCCAGCCGACTAGCTGCATATCGCGCCAGACCCGCCGCTGTTCGTATAGCCCGCGCTGGCCTCGATAGCGTCGCGGAGGTCGCCTACGTCCATTTCAAGCGCGTTGGCGATGTCGTCAATGTAAGCGCCGACGTGCTGTTGAACACGGGTCGCCTTGATGGGGTTGGCACCTGAAGGCGCGAGCGGTTCGGCGGCTTTCAGGGTAGCACAGACGGCTCCCCATGCGTTGAGTTGGGCGGTGGTCGGGCTAGACATTGGGGCTTCTCCTGAGAAGGTAACGCGCTAAGTGGTCAAAACTGCGCCCTGGCAAATCCACGAATCCGTAGCAATCTGCACAAGGCTTCCGCCGCCGTATTGAGCGACGACACGGTTAGCATCAGCACCAGCAAGCCGGATGGCGATGCCAGCGCCACGAGTCAGGGTGACCAAACCTGAACCCGAGTTCGAATAATTGATCCGCGCGCCCACCGGGAACACGCCAGCGTTAAGCGTCCATGCGTGGGCAGAGCCCGACGTATGCGTAACGGTGCGATTGAACCCGTCGCATTGCATGTCCTGGTAGGCGAATATGTACGCCCCGTCCTGAACATTGTTGGGAGCGTCGGCGTAGCGGTTCGTCGCGTTGGCCCCCGCATTGATCCGCGTGGCGCAGCTCGTGTTCACCGCATGGAAGTCGGAGCTTGAGACGTCGGCAGAGACTTCAAGCGCTGTCCCCGTGCTGGACGGGGAAATGACCGTTTGCGGCATGACCACGACGCGCTGGCTCGCCGAAAGCAGGGTTGCGTCAACCTTGATCGCGCTGGACGTAAACGTGCTGGCACAGGTGATCTGTCCCGAAGCGTAGGTAACCCCAACACAGTCCGTCAGGCGCACGAGAACGCCGTCATAGCTCGACTGGATCGACTTGGTTTGTAGGGTCCCGCCAGACCAGTTGTAAAGCTCAACGGGGGTGTTCGTGCAGCCGACGCCGGACACGTCAAAGCTGGTTCGGGTGATCGCCTGTTTCTTGTTGGAGTTCGTGATGCCAAGCCGCCCACCGTTGTAGCGCAGCCTGAACGAGCTGTTATCCGTCGTCCCGTCGATCAGGATGTTGTCATAGGTGATGGTCCCTGAAATGTTCAGGTCCAGGTTCAGGTTGTTGAACTCATCACTCGCCGCCGTACCGATACGCGCGCCGTAGTCCAACGCGTTCGTGATTTCCATTTGGATGTTCACGCCGTCGATTGAGCCGTCGCAATCCGAGATGCGAAGCCCGTAAACGCCGCCGTCAACACGCACGTTTGAAACCGACCCCCGGTTGCCCTGATAGTAAACCGTGACCAGCCCGTCTTGCGCGATGTATTCCGCCGACGTGGCGTAGCGAGGCCCGACAATCATGCCATCGCCTAGCAGGTAGTCATAGCACCGCGACTTAAAGCCCGAAGTCAGGACGGTCCAGTCAAAGCCGGTGCAGACGAGGCGGCGGGAGTCCCTGTGGTTGCCGACAACAGACTGCCAGACGCCGCGCGCCTTTGAACCGACCACGGTGATCGCACCGGGCACGCCTCGATAGAAGTCTTGGCTCAACGATGCCGAGCCGTCACCGTCGTTAAGGTGGCGGGAGTTGACGCAGAACGGATTGCTCTCGTAAACGTCACCCGCCGCTTGGGCAAAGCCGCCATACTGCTGCGAGTCGATGTGAGCAGGCGCGTTGATGTATTCGCAATCAAACGTGCGGACCACAGAGCAGAAACGATGCCAGCCGAACTGTTCAACATCAATGAATCGCACCCGGCGAAGGGTAAGGATGCACCACTTGACCTGCAATCCAATGTCGAACAACTGGCTGGACGTGTAGTAAAGCGCCGTTCCCGATCCAACAGCCGACAGGCTGGACGGGTTGTAGCCGGAGCCCCGAATGGTCAGGTCGCTAAGCTCGATTTCCGCCAGCGTGACGGGGGCGATTTCAACCGTGAAGGTGACGCCCGTGTAGCTAAGCGGGTAGCTGTCTTCAATCGGTTCGTTGAGATAGATGACCGAGCCCGATACCCTATCGACGCCGTAGGGCTTCAACTCGCCCTTGGTGGCGTTGTAATAGCCCGCATAGCGCCACGTCACCGTGTTGTCGGTCACGAGCAACAGGCTGGACGATGCGGAGAAGGCGGGGGTAACGGTGCCCGTGGTTCCCGCCGTTACGCAAATCAGCATCCGGGCGGACGTATCAACCCGAATTGCGCCCAAGGCCACAGCGGTGGATGCCGCCCAGCGCTGTTGCTCTTGGCTGTTCGAATAGTCGATATAGTAGAGAACCGCCGTTCCATCCGTGACCGGATTGGCCGTCGATGTCGGGGCCGTCGCGGCGGTCGTTCCTGCCGTCGTGCAGATATACCAGTTGCCGTTCGCCCACGTCAGCGCGCCCTTGACGATTGCCGCCGATGGCGTCCAAATCCACTTCTCGATGTCGGCGATGTGGGGGGTCGCCCATTCCGTCGAGCGGATCATGACGTGACCCTGCGCGATGTAGGGCGTCAGGTCGCCCGTGGCGGTCACCTTCGTCTGGCCCTTGGTCACGCCCACGCTGATCGGATTCCATGCCCCCGGACCCGTCCCTGTGGCCGTAATCATGCCGGTCGAGGACGCCCAATCGGTGTCTGCGGAGAAGTCCAGCTCCGTCAGGTCCATGCCTTGCCCCACCAGCGGAGCGCCCTGCTTGAGGACAAGCGACTTGTCCGACATGGCGAGAGTGGCGGCGGGCAGTTTCAGGATGCCGGGGGCCGAAACGATGGTGTCGATGTAGCCGTTGAGGGCGGGAACATCGACATCGGTCCCGTCCAGCACGCCGGGGCCGTCTTGAAGGTAGTAAACACCCGGTTCGCCAGTACCGCCCGTGTCGTCAACGTAGATAGGGGCGATGTCTTCAAAAGTGCGAATGGGGATTCCCGCCGCATCCGTCCATTGCACGGAGTAGGTGTAGGCCGCATCGACCTCATCGGGCGTAGGAGCCCAGAAGTCGGGGAACCGCCCAGCCGCGTCGGCAATAACGGGGTTGTCCAGCGGGTTTACGAGCCCGACCGCATCGGCCTTGGAGTCGTAGATGTTTTGAAGGGTCGTGGTCCCGCTAATGTAGAAGTACAGGCGCGAGCCTTCGATGACAGCGCCGTCTTCATCCAGCGCGGGGTTTCCCAGCCCAAGAACAATGCGACCGGCCATCAACTACACCGCACGTAGGACATGGTTGGGGCAACAGCATACGTCACCTTGATCGCATCGCCGGGGCGCAGCAGCGCGGTTCCGGCAACCAGACCGACCAGAACGTCGGTAGCATTCTGCGGGCGCAGGTTGATGATCGTGACGGTTCCGCCCGAGACGATAACCTGCACGCTCACCCCAACGGTATTCACCCACGTAAACGGGCTACCCGAGGGCGTAATCCCCTGAGCGGCCTCGGTTGAATTCGGCAGGCTCGCTGAAAAGCCGCTCATCAGGAATAGGCCACGTTGAGGCCGAGAATGTCACCGGCGGTTACGGCCCCCGTGTCGGCGTCCGCCGAGCCCGTTGTCAGGCCGTAGCCAATGCCGGTCGCGAAGTAATGCCCCCCCGCGAAATCGAAGGCAAAGGCGGCGGTCGGCGGGAGCGCGAACGTAAACACCGGGGTATCGGTGCCTACGGTGGGGGCCGTGGCCTTGTTGTAGAGCTTCAGATAGCGCAGCGCCGCATTGGAATTGTAGCCGGTCAACATGTGGACGTTGCCCGCCGAGCCCTTTGCCAAGGTGGAGTTGGTGGAATTGGCGGCGGAAACGATGCGGGAGGAGGCGTTGGACTTTACCCTGCGGTCCCATGACGTACCGTTGAAGTCATAACCACGGGCCGCGACAAACAGGCGCGAGTTCGTGGACGCGACGGTCACGCCGTCAATATTGTCAGGCCCTGTCGAAAGTGCTGAGGCAGAACCGGGAGAATAAAGCTCAACCTTTAGAGAGCCGCGCGTCCCAAGCTGCAAATTTCCGCGCTGGCCATCCGCCAGCGTGGGGGTGGTGGTCAGGCTTATTCCGCCCACCTTGACGGGATTGCCGCTGTCCGCAGCGGAGTCGGCGACGTTGCCGACCACAACCATATTGCCTGTCGTGTCGGTGATGATGTCCTGCGTGTTGCCGGAACCATCCTTGCCGCCGATACGAACCGGACTGCCGGAAACAGCCGCGCCGTCAGCGGCTGCTCCGCCGACAATGAACGTACCGTCCGATGAGGGCGTGACCGACAGGGACGCAGCGGCGGCCTTGGTCCCGAGCGTAGCGGGTAGCTTGCCGGAAATGGCGGTTTCTTGGGCAAGTTGAAGGACTTGGTTGGCCGCCGTGGCGTCGCCGCCCGACACAACCGGGTTGCCCGATGAGTCAACCTGAGTGACGATAAGAGCGCCAGCGACCGTATCCGAAGGCAAAAGCTTTGCGCCCGCCGCCGTGGTGATGGGCTGAACGGCCAGCGCCGTTTCAAGGTCTTTCAGGCGTTGAGGCGTAAGAGCCATGAAGCATGATCCGGGATGGGTTTGCTCACCCCCTATCGGGCGGGCCATGCTTTGCCGAGTTATAGCCTCTCGGACGGCTTTAGGCTAGACTATTGGGTCGGTTGATCTTGTGGCGTCTGTTGGGCGGCTTCTTCGCGCATTTGGTCAATCTCACGAACGAGAGCGGCAAGTGCGGGACTGGTCAGGGCTTCCCTGCGGAGCTTGGCTAGGCGAAGCTCAAGGACGGCGGGCGTCTTGGCCTTTCCAAGCTTGACCATCCATTCCAGCGCGCGGCCAGCGCCCTCTTGCCGGGCTTCTAGACGAGCAATCGCACGGTCCAGATTTTTCCCGCGCGTCAGGGCCGTCGAAACAATGCGTTGGGCCTCCGCATCCGAGATGCCGAGCTTTTGGAAAAACGTAATCGCACGGGGGACAAGCGCGGACAGACCGCCGGTCTTCACAGCCGCTACGGCCTGAACGCCCTGAGAGACGCCATCAAGCGCGTCAGAGGCCTCCCGGTTAAGGTTTGTGGGCGACCCGTCACGCGGGTTGATCTGGCGAGCCGTCGTCAATTGCTCTCGCCCGACAACAGCGCCTTCCTGCATGGCTTGGGCGGCGGCTGGGTCGATAGCGGCAACGCGGGACGGAAGCCCACGCCCCACGGCCATACGGTCCATAGCAGAAGCAGCCCCAGCGGGGGTTTGAACCGCATCTTCCCATGCAGAGCGAGCGCCAGCAGCGGCGGCTTGGCGCTGGCCGGGCGTCATGGAGTTGACGTTCTCGATATACTCACGGGTTCCGCCGGGACGCATGACTTGCGCGCCAGCCTCAACAGCCTGGGCCTCTCCTATGGCTTCACGGAACGGTGCGCGGGCTGGCTCAAGCGGACCGACAAGCGGAGCGTCGATGTCTGCACCACGAGCGAACAGGCCGCCAGCAACGTCGCGCGTGTTGGGGTTCTGTTGTAGCTTGGCCGCCCGACCCTCCATAGCGATGCGGATGCGATCCATGACGCCGGTTGAAACTTGCGCGGGCGGATTAGGCCCCATAAGGGCATCAATCTCCGCAACCTGATCCGGCAGGCGGCGGGCTTCAGCGGCGGCGCGGGCTCGCATCATGGCGGCACGGCCAGGAGCCCCCTCAAGGGCCGACATAATTTCTGGCGTAACCGCTACCGGCTGTTCATAGATCGGGCCGTAGCTTTGGGCGGCCTCGGCTTGCCGGATGCTGTCGATTTCAGCCTGAACGGCAGCGGGGGAACGGGTTTCGGGCGACAAGCGCTCGCCAAGGCCAGCGGCGTAATCCTGCGCGTCAACGCGTCGGCCCTCCGCGAAGTCAATCGCGGCTTGCTGGGCGGGCGTATCCTTGGACGCGGCGGCGCGCACGCGGCCCCGCTGAGAGCTGTTCATGGCGTCGGCAAGAACAGGGTCCGCCCCCGCCGCCCGTTGGCGCTCTACGGTGGCCCTGATGTCGGCGATGGGCGTTCCGCGCATAGAGCGTTCAAGGGTGCGTTGGGCGGCGGCATCGAAAGCCTCTCCCGGCGCGACCGGGGCCTCAGGGGTGCGGCCCCGAATACCGGGACGGACAAACCCCGCGCCCAGCCCCGCGACAAGGCGCGCGGCATTTTCCTGGCCCTGAGTAGCGCCCAATGCCCTAGCCGTCTGTCCTGCCGTTTCATCGGCTGCGGCGGCGGCAATCGTCGGAAGCACAGCGCCCGGCCCACCGATAAGCCCCGGCGAATAGCGCGTGGCCGTCCGAGCGATTTCCCCACCCGTGGTCGTGGTCCGATACCGTTCCGGCAAGTTTCCCTGAGCATCCGCATTGAGCGACAGGTCAAGGTCGGCAGCAGACGGAAGGTCGGCGAGGCCGCCCCTGCGGTCTGGCGTATCCATGCCGCGAGCCGCCATGGCGCGGTCCATGTTACTGACGAACGGCTGTTGATCGCGCGCAACAGCGGCTTCGTCGCTCACGTCACCACGGCTATTGACCCAATCGCCGAATGCCTGTGGGAGGCCAAGCAAGCCGGGAACAAGGCCACGGCGAAACTCGTCATCCGCACTCGCCCCAATATCCTGCGGATCAAACCCGCCGGTTCCGAAAGGCAAACGCCCATCACTACCGCCCTCGGTCACCACAACAAGATTTCCGTCGTCGTCGCGGTATCGGCGAAGCTCGCGGCCAAGCGCGCCCGGCGCGGCGTTAGGATCATCGCGGGCGGGCGGTTGCCATTGCGTATCAAGCGCGCCGCCCTGCGTCATGGGCGAGTTTGCGACCACGCTCTCCCACGGCGGGCGAACGTAGGTGTTATCGCCGATTTGCTCGTCGCCGAATTGCGGTTGAGCGCGTTGGCTTCCGGTGACGGTGGCCTGCTCACCCGTCGATGGGATGGTTATGGCCTGTCCAACAATGGGGTCATTGTCCCAAGGATTTGCCATTACCGCTTAACCCTCAGGTGACCGTCCGGGGACAGGTAGTTAGCCCCCTTCGGAAGAGCTTGATAGCTTTGGTCGGGACGGGCGGGGTCGATAAGATAGGGGTTCGACGGCTTGCCGCGCTCTGCGTTCGGATCAAGGCGAACCGTCGCTCCGTTCACATTCCACCCGCTACGAACGGCGGCCTGTTGTTGCGCGCTCCACTGACGTTCACCGCGCGTCCGGTCACCCCGCCCTGTGTCACGCAACGGAACGTAGGGCGGCGCAATGGAATTGGGGTTTAGGTCGCTTTCGGCGGCATACCCTCGATACTGCTCTGCGACCTGATCGTATCGGGTCCGGCGACGGTCGAAAATGGTCTGGGCGGTGCTGGCAAATTGGGTCCGCTGTTCATCGTTCAGGCGGTTGCCGCGCATGGCGCGATTGTAGGCATTCAATACCTGTGAGGGAACGCCCGTGGTGTTCTGCGCGGTCGCAAACTCGCCCTCGCGAACAACCGATCCGGGGTCCAGCATTTTCATGTACGAAAAGATGAGAGCAACGTCATCCGACGCGCTCGCGCCGCTTCGGGCCAGCGAACGAACCTGATTGTAGTTTGCCGCGACCTCACGGAAGTCACGTACATCCGGCAACGCGTCAAACTCCTTGCGAAGTTGAACCGTGTCGCGGCGAACGCCGCGATTGGCCGTGTCGCCTTGGGGTACCAACGCAAATTGGTTGTCGGGCGAGATTTGATAGGGCAGCTCAGGGTTAAGTCCCTGTGCGACCTTTTCCTCCCGAGTGGCGAACCGGTAGCCGGGCTTGGGCGGCCCCTGGATCGTTCCCGGAATCTGCCCCGCTTGGGCCTGTCCAGCGCCGGGACGACGCCCGTTCTCAAATTCGAACATGGCGTTGCGAAGCTCGGGCACACGCTCGGGCGGCACCGGATCATTGACCCCAATGCCGAGCCGTTGGGCCACGTAAGCCGCATAGTTGCCCGTGGACGCCCCGTTCTCGGATTGCGGAGCCCACCGCCCCACAATCTCCGCAGGGGTGTTGTAGCCGCGCTGAATGTAGGACGACAGCAAGCGGGTATTAGCCGCAATACCCTGTTCAGGGGTAGCGAAGCGAGCAAAGCGACCATCCGAGCCCGCATAACCCGGAAGGGACCGCGCGAATGGTCCGTCTTCAATGTTGCCGGGGTTGTTGTTACGCTCGCCCCTTGCTGCGCCGCTTGGATTGGCGACCATGGCCGATACGCCCGCCCCCACCGGAGAGCCCGGCTGCGGGGCGTTGGGGGAGACGCCTCCCGCCGCCCGCGCCGCGTCGTTGAGCGGAACAGCCGAGCCGCCCTGCGGAACCACGAGGAAGTCGGGCTTTTCGTAACCCTGCGCGACAAGCTGGTTTTGCCCGTTGTAGCGACGGTCGTTGGCCCCGAGCGTGTAGGGCTCTTGGGTCTTCAGGATTTGGTCAATCGACCGCGCGGAATTGATAAAGCCGTCAAGGCGAGTATCAGACCAATCGAAGTCGGGCGGAACCTCTACGCCAGCCTGTTGGGCGAGTTGTGGGCCGACGCGAGCGCGTTCTTCTTGCGGCATGGATCGGATTTGCAGCGCTACCCGAGCGCGGGCTTCGTTGGCCTGCGCCGCTTGGGCACGCTGTTGCGCGTCCATCGCCGCGACCTGCTGACGGATTTCGTTCGCGCCTTCAAAGTCACCCGTCGCTGCTAGGCCCGTAGCCGCTTGCTGACCTTGGCCCACCGCAAGCTGAGAGCCCGCGTTAGCCCGCGCCGCGAGTACGGACTGTTGTTGCGCCTGCTGCTGGAGCTGCTGGCCCTCGCCAAGCATCCCAAGGCGGAAGGCTTCCTGAGCCGCTCCGGCAACGTCCCCGCGTTGAAGCGCCCCGCCGACGTAATGGCGGGCGAGAACGGATTGCGTTGCGTCTTTCGAGCGTTGGTAGGCGTCCCAAAAACCCACGGCTTAACCCCCCGGCCAGTAGCCGAGCCAACCCGTGCTGGTCGAATGCGAAGCGGGACTTGCACCCGTTGATCCACCGAACGGATAGGCGCTCAACGCCCCCGCAGCGCCGCCAAGACCTTCCGCCCATGCGTTCGCCGCGCCGGTAGCCGCTTGTCCCTGAGCCGCAGCGTTCGCGATGCCGATTTGGCCCTGGTTGTTCGCATTCGCTTGACCAGCCTGTTGGATGTTGTTCCCCGCTGCTTGGCCGTAGCCCGCGAGCGTGCCGATGCCGCCTAGCCACTTGTCCCAATACGAACCGAAGGTGTGCTGCCCGTAGTCGGAAAGGCCCTTGAGGGTGGCCCCTGAGCGGAGAGAACCCGTCGCGGATGCCGCCCCTTGCGTGGCCTTGATACCCTCGTCTAGTTGGGTCTGGTAGCCGGGTTGAGCCCGTACGATGTCGGGAATGTTCGACCCGCCTAGAATGCTGGTCAGGGTCGCGTCGTTGGACTGTTGAAGGGTTTGACCGGTCGGTCCCTGATAGGTCGCCAGCGGGCTTTGCGCGGGGTTGCCGGACTGCTCTTGTCCGAACGGCAGGGCATTCGAAATCGCACCGTTGCCGAGACGTTGGCCGTTCGCGGCGTTGGCCGGTGCGCCGGTCTGCTGTTGGGTGAACGGGTCTTGATAGCCCGGATAGCCGTATTGCATGAGGCTGAAGCCCGGAAGGCCCAGCGCGCTCGCGTAAATCCCCTGCGCGGCCTGTCCAAGCTGATAGGACGGGCGGCCCATGGCGAGGGACGTGTCATACTGGCGCTCTTGCAGGGCCAGAGCAGCTTTCGACGCCTTGTTCTGGAGCTTGGCGGACTTCTTCTCCGCGTTGGCGCTCATGCCGCTGGAGAGAAGGCTGGCCCCTACGGTTGCTACCGGCATTCGACAACCTCAAAATCATCGCCACGAATGCGAACAACCACGCCCGAGCCAATGTCCAACGCGCCGGATTCAAGCACCGTCACGGGCGGGAAGCCTGCAAAGGCCGCCCACATATTATAGAACGCCGCGCCCTTCTCCGGCTGGCCAGCGCGGCACATAAGCACGCACGCACCCGCCGCACGGTCGTGGGCTTCGCCTTCGTCGGGATGCTCGGGGAGATGGGCCAGCTTGCCGTGGCGCTCTTGCTCAATGCGCTTGTGGAACCATTCGCCAGCAGCCAGACAGTCGGGGTCGGAATCGCGCCAGCGCTCCACGGTGATGGTCTGATACGACACACCGCAATCGAACATCTCCACCTTCTCACGGCGGAATTCCTCGCGGAAACCTACTTTGCGGGCAAGGTGTGCGGCAGCCTCGTTGTTGTCAGGAACCTTGGTCACCAGCCGGGCGCAGTCGGTCCCGGCAAACATGGCGCGGATCGAACTTACAGCTAGTTCATACGCCGTGCCCTTGCCTTCCGGCAGGAACAGGCTGTGGACCTCGTATATGCACGGAAGGATGGGATGAACGACAAAGCCGCCGTGTTCGTTCTGGAAGGTGAACGACTTGTCGATGAGCGGCGCAAGGTCAAGCTCGCCAGAGCCCCCTAGATAGGGCCTGACCTCGGGATGGTTCGCGACTGTGTTGAAATCCATGCATGGCCTCTTGAGTGAACCCGGATGGGCCATGCTTGGCGGGAGTATAGACAACCTTTTGCGCCTAGGCTAGGGTCTTGAAATGAACCCGTCGCGCGCCCTGTTACGCCGATATCGACTCGCCCTGTAACCATGGGCGGGCTGGGCGCGAGTGAGCCCAAGGGTCTGTAAAAACCCCGTTTCGGCTGTAGTGGTGCAAATTCCACTTCCGCCCACCAATCGCTCCGGTAGCCCAATCGGTAGAGGCGCTAGTCTTAGAAACTAGGCGTTGGGGGTTCGAATCCCTCTCGGAGCACCAAGCCAGCGTAGCCCAACGGTAGAGGCAACGCCTTCAAATCGCGGAAAGTGCTGGTTCAAATCCAGCCGCTGGCACCAATCGCAAAGACGCCCCGGTAGTTTACCGCCGGGGCGTCTCCGTATCAGCTAGCGGACTTGCCGAGGATTCTCCGGCCCTCGAACAATATCCTCCTGCCGTTCGCGTTCCTTGCGCTGTTCGGCAGTTTCGGTCTGGTTGGGAGCGGCATCGTCCTTGGCCCTGTCGGCGGGGTTCTGCGGCTTGGCGGTTTCGTTGCGGTCGGTCATGACAGCCTCCGTTGGGGGAGATAGGAAAACGCTCACGGCCTAGACCGGTTGCGTATCCCCCGGAGGTCCGGCAGGCGTGCCGTCAGTCGGCGGATCACCGCTGGTCGCAGGCGTCGTCACAGAGCCCACGTTGAGCCTGTAGGGGTTATCCACCGAGGCGAAGGCGTCGAGAATATCCGTCGAGGCTTGATACGTCACAGCCCCGCCCGTGCGGTTCTGATCGTCATAATAGACGTAGTAGAGCGTGGCGTAGGCCAGTCCCGTCACTTCGCCAGCATCGAGGCTTACCGCGTTCGTCAGGCTGACGCGCGTATGGGCGCTGATCGTGATCTTGGCGGTTGCGCCGTCGGCAACGCCTTGGATCGTCACGCCCACCGGCCAGCTAATCGCGGCAAGGATGGAATTGATCTGGTTGAGCTGGTCCTGCGTCGTCTGGCTGAGCTTGTTGAATAGCTCGATGAAGTCGTAATGGGCCGGAATCGTAGGCTGGCCGGGGCTGTCCTGAACGATGGATGCGCGGGCTGACAGCTTGGGGAGTTCTACCGCCATTACGAGAACCGGGCCGCCACGTTGGGGGCAGCAGTCGGCGGCCCGGAACACTCGTTACAAGCGGGCGGTGTGGACGCCCGAGACAGAAAGCTACGCCCGCAATCACGCATCGTCAACCTCCCCGCGTCCGTAGGCCGACAGTATCACCCGCCTGCATGGATCGGTGATGCGGAGCCTGCACGCCAGTTGATAGTGCTGGCCAAGGCGCGTCCATGTAACCTGACGATTGTAATCCCCTCTCGCGCCTAGCTCACGCTCCCGCCCCGCCGACCATTCCCGGCCGTCGCGCGACGTAAACAGCACCGCCTTGGGGACGTTCTCGTAAACAGGGGCCGAACCGGTATCCATGACAACCGTGACCTGATCAACCGTGAACTTGCGGTTCTCGGTGTAGATGTAGGGCCACGTCATGTCGAAGTCGATAATCTCACCGGCTTCCGTCAGGCTGTCGTCCATGACGTAGATTTTGGCCGTCGAGGAGTCGCCGAACAGCAGCTTGCCGTAGCAGATGACGTGGGTTCGTGCGCGCCAGGTATCCAGCCCCCACGAACGGCGCTCGTGCCACAACTGAGTTCGTTGATCGTAAACCACGCAACCATCCGGGTTCACGAAACAGATAAACAGGTGATCGCCCCACACATGGGCGTGGGCCACCGTCAGGCTGATATCCGTCCAGCTTTCGATGATCCGAGCGATTGCGGGTGTTTGAATGGGGGTAGCGGTGATGCCGTCGAGACGCCTGATCGTCTTGTCGTTGGCTAGCCAGAACACGGCGTCATTGCTCACGACGGCGGCAAATATCCCCGCCAGACCCACGTCGATAAAGAAGCCTTCAAGGCGCGTGAAGGGGAACAACTCGCCCCCCGTGTTGCGCCATGCCTCGATAGTCGAAGCGCCCATCATCAGGACTTCGCGCTTGGACACCAGGGGCCTGACAAGCCGGTCGGGGCGATACTCAGCCGAGGCGAAGTCCAGCGGGTCGTAGTCGGTTGGATCAGCCAGTGCCGAGATAAAGAAGATGTCGGAGTCTTTTTGGTGGAAGATGAAATAGCCGTCTATCCACGCGACACTATCGGCAGGAAGCGCGTCCGGGTCCGCGACTTGGGTTACCGTTCCAAGCGTCGAGTCATAGACGTAGATCGCGCCGGTTTCGGGAACGACAATGACGATGTTGGTTCCGTCCGTCGCCATATCGACAAGACCGGTTCCGCCGATCACGCCCAGCTCGGTCGGGGAGCCGGAACCGTTGATGCGGAACACCTTCGCCCCGCTTACCGCGTAGAGCGTCAGGGCCATTTCGATCATGCCCCGGATGGGCTGGCTTCCTAGGTCGGCAAATTCCGTCAGGCCGGGGATGCCATAGACGGGGGAGGGTTCCTTGCCTTGCGGGGTCTGCTCCAGATACCCGTTCAGCAGGCGCTCAATGGACACAGAAGCGCTATCGGAGCGCGCCGTTTGCCTTCCGACTTGCAGTTGGATGCGGAGTGCGGACACCTAGCACCTTGCCCCTCGGTAGCCGTAGAGACGACGGGCGGGGATGATGCGTAGCGCGGGCTCGCGGTCATGGCCTCGCAGGTTGCGATAGAGGATTTCGGCGCGCTGGATCACTCGGTTCGTGCGCTCGCCGGTCTTGCCGCTCACGTCCGCCAGCCGCGCGGCGAGGTTGTAGAACACCGTCTCCGTCCACTCTTGGGGAAGGTCAACGGTTTCGTCCAGATCGGTCACCGTGTCGATGATGCGCGCCACGTCGGCAACCATCGCCGTGTCTTCCTGCGGGATGGGCCACACGCTGATCTGCACGTCGGAAGTATGCTTGATGAACTTGTAGATAATAGGCGTGCCGGTATCGTTCGGGGTCGGCAGGCGATCCCATTCCTCAAGGCTGTAACGGCGCATCGGGGTAAGAACGTCGTTTAAATCCCATCGCAACGCTAGGATATCAATAATCTGCGGATCAAGCTGGGCGGCCTGCACGTCGGCGGGCCACAGCATGGAATCCTCCTCCCGACGCCACAGGTTGTTGCCGTCCGCCTGCCAGCTTTTCAGCATCCACGACAGCGAATCCATGCCTTCGGCGGCATCCTCAGCAGAGAGCGGCGTAACCGCGTCCTTCACGCCAAGGATGGTGTAGGCTTTGGAGACGATCTGGCGGACCGTCATGGTCCCCGTGATTACGCCGGAAGTGGTCATTAGTAGGTCACCCAATTTCCAGCGCCGTCCGACCACTTGGGCTTGGTCGCCGTCGTGTCGAACACTTCAATGCCCGCGATGGCGGGAACGGTCGGCAGGGCCACCGTCGTGAAGGGGTAGCCGCGCGGGGGAATAGCGACGGCCCCCGAGAGCGGGTTGTAGGGCGTGGCCGCGTTGCCCTGAATATCGCTGACCCGAAGCGTGCCGCGCGTGTTGGCCCCAAGCCTGACGCCCCGCGCCGTGTTGCTCGCGGTCGCCAGAACGGTCACCTTGACGTCGCCGTAGAGCGTGAAGCTGGACGCGCTGGGCGCAATCGTCATGGCAATGCCGGAGCTATCGGAACCGCCCGTTGCATAGGCTATGGTCGCCGGGACGGGGAAGCTCAACAGCGGAACGTCAACGATTGACCACGCGGTAAACGTGGGCGGGACGTTGCCGATGTAGGAGCCCGTATGCTGGATCGCGGCGGATTTGCTGATCGTGATGGTTCCCGTCACGGACGATGCCATGTCGGCGTAAAGATTGCCGATGGTCCATGCCGTGTTGGCTGGCGTCAGCGAGCTGGTGAAGTTGATGAGCGTGCTGGTGAAACCCGTCGCGGCCAGGCCGTCAATCGTGATGGTGCGGATTTTGCCCGTTGCGGAACTAGAGCCTTCCGCGCCGTTGATGACCCGGAGCCCGCCGCTGACGTTGATGTTGCGGAGCGTGTAATCTCCGTCGATGGACGTGAAGTTGAACAGGCTTACCGCATGGCTCGCGCCGCCACGGATGCGAACGTTCTCAAGAAGCGCGTTGGCTTGCTCGATGTTGATGGCGGGGCCGGTCGGGTTGCTGATTTCCCCGTCGCGCGCCGTGAAGCCGTTGCCCGCCGCGTGCGTATCCACAGCCGCACCGCCCACCGCCGCAATGGAAGTCTGCGTGCCGTGAATAGCGAACTTCTCATAGACGATGTTGCGGGTCGTTCCCTCTTGCCCGGCAACGGCGCTGTTCGAAGTCGTGATGGCGTGGCGATTGCCGAACGATTCATGGCCGGTGACGGTAAAGCCCTCGGTGCAGCCCGCGACAGAGACGCCGTAGCCCGTGTCCGTGGTCGCTGAAATGCGGGTTTCGAACGTGTCGATCTTTCCCCCGAGACAGTCCTGAAACTGATAGCTTGCGCCCGAGCAATTCCGAACCCATCCGCCCGTCACGCGAGGCTCAGCCGCCATGACCACGACAAGGCCCGAGAGATAGCGACCGGAGCCCTCCGCGCCCTGTAGGCGCAGGCCGTCTATCTCCAACCCTTCAAGGGGGCTCACGACGTAAATGCGGGGGTTCGTGGTGTAGCTGGTGCGGAGCTTGCCGAGCAGATTGATGGTCGTTCCACTGGCCGACGCCACACGCGCGTATTCACCTACCTTGGAATTGGTCCGCACGGGATCAATCGAGTCGTCGGAACAGACGCGCAGCAGCGTCCCGGCGGTCAGTCCCGAGGTGTCCGAACACGACAGCACGGCGGTGTTGATAAGCGCGCTTGCCGATAGCGACCGAACGGCGGACTGCGTGCCGCTGATCGTGATGGCCTTCTGACTTCCGGTTAACGCCGAACAGTCGATGTAAGAGCCCGGCTCAAACCGCAACTGAACCGAGGCATTGCCGACCAACGGAGCGTTGATGACGAACGCGCCAGAGAGTGTAGCAGCTCCGCCAGCGGTCAGGAGGGCTTGCAGGGCGGTTGTGTCCGTCGCCGCCACTCCCGTGGCCTCCAGAACCGTCCCTAGCCCCGCAGCGACCGCCGCAGCAGCGAAGTCAGCCGTCGAGACGTTCGACAGGTCGTCATACGCATACCCGTTAGGCGGAACACTCGGGTTGACCGGCGTTAGCTGGATGACGGTCACTGGCCATAGTCCACAACGGGGATGATGACGAAGTTATCAACGGGCCGTCCGGTAGGGTCGGAAACCACTTCCTGTCCGCGCATGGGGGGAACGTCGAGGCTCGGATGCTTGGGCTCCCAATACCTGTTCCAGACGCGCAGGCCGTCCCACCGTTCGCGAAGCTGCGAGTGTCGGACCTTGAAGCCCGACAACTGACAGACGCTCCACGGGTCCCCGTCCTTGAAGTGAAAAGCGGTTTCCGACTCTTTCATCGGATTAAGCCGAAAGAATCCGATTCCAGTTGCCGTCAACGGCGCAGAAGTAGCACGCGTGCTTGAGCGTCGCCTGAGAGACGCCCGTAGCCGTCGCAACCGCGTTGATGGTGTCTGTGCCAGCGCCATAGACCTGAACAGCGTTGGCCGTCGGGTTGGCGACGTAGATCACACGGCCCTTGAGCGCGGGGGGAAGCCGGATGCCGTCGCCCGCGTTGGCGTTGGTCGAGACGTTGACGATGGGGCCGAGAACAGCCGTAGCGCCCGCCTGCGTCTGCGTGGTGCCGGACGTGATGCCGGTCTGTGCGCCGATGAGGTCGTAAGCACCAGCAGCGGGGCCAGAAGCCGGGCCGCTAATGAAGCCGTTGGTGGAATAGACGGGTCCGGTGAAATGAGTAGCAGCCATGATGGCCTCCGTTGGGGGACTTGGCTAATGCTGAGCCGTCCCGGAAAAAGGGTGCGCGGTGAGTAGTCGGCCACCGCGCGAGCCGTATCCTTCGGAAAACCAAAAGCCTTGCTAATTCAATAGCCTAGGCCCCCGGAGTGCCGTACAAACCCCTGAAGTCGCTGACGCCAAAGCTGTATCTTTCGAAGCCAGCGACCTTCAGGTTGAGCGTGTCGAAGTCGCTGTCGCGGCGGATTTCCATCGAGGTGCGGTTAAACATCTTGATGCCGTCCGGCACGTCAGTGACGATGAACCAGGCGTCCTGGTCCGTCAGGTAGGGGTTGACGATGACCCGATCCGGCAGGATGCCCATGGAGCGGACGGCGTTCGTGTCGTTATCGGCGGTGCCGACGCGACCCATCGAGGCGTAAAGACGCTCGACTTCGAACATGTTGTCCGTTCCGACCACGAGCTTTGCAGCGCGCGGCATGATCGGGATGCCCGCCGAGTCCTTGGCTTGGGCCAGCAGCTTGAACATGTCCTCAACCGAGGCTTCAGAGAAATCAGCCGGGGTCGCGAGGATGTTCGATTGCAGGCCAGAGCGGGTCGGGTGGGAGGCCGAGAGATAGGCCACGCCGTCGCCGCCGATGGTGGAGAAGCCGTTGTTGAACACGTTCGCGCCGACGGTTTCTTTCGCCGCCATGAACGAACGGGCCAGAGCCCGCGTGCGAGCCCGCGCAACCTTCTTGTATTGGTTGTCGTCAAACTCCTCGCGGGTGACGATGTAGCCAAGACCGTAGGAAACGTGGGTGTAGCGCGAGGTATAGCCCTGCGTGATGGAATCGTAGTCGGTCGAATTGCCTTCCGACTTGACGTGGGCGAGGCCCATGCCGACGATTTCAACGTCGTCTTCGAACGCCATATCCGAGGACTGGACTTCGAAGGTGCGTTCGGCGTAGCGCGGCTGGTCACGGTAGTCAGTGCCAAACCAAGCCTCAACGCCGGGCCAAAGTGCGCGGGGGAGAGAACCACGAGATTCAATAGCCATCGGTTAAACCCCCGTCGCGTTGCGTTGGCTGTGCAGGTTGATTTCAACCAGCCACTTGCCGTAGGCGCCAATCGCATTGTCCGGGCGCTGTTCAAGCCCGAGAATGCGAAGCTGCTTGGTCGCGCCGGTGCCGTGCGTGGACGAATCCAGCATCCAACCCGAAGCGCCCGTGTAGGTGCTCCCGGCTGCGGCGATCAGGTCGGCGTTTTCCGAGATGTCGGTGACGGCGAGTGGAGCGCCAAGACCGTCTTCCTGAATCTCGAACACCAGGTCCGGGTCATCAGCCACCAGCAGGTAAGCTGCCGTGCCACCCGCCCGGTAGTTGGTGAACAGGTCGTTGGACGCCAGCTTGGGAACGCCGACGACAGCGCCGGTGATGTAGTTGGTCGCACCGGCGGTCGCGAGAATGACACCGGGAACGCCGTTAGCGTCGCCAGAGCCAGAGACAATGACCGGATCACCAACGAAGATGTTATTGGCGTCACCGGTCCCGATGTAATAGAGCGTGCACGCCCCGTTGTAGGGCGCTCCGTTCTTGTGCCGCAGGGGGATTAGCCCGCGTGCAGCGTTACCGTTGGCCATGACAGCCTCCGTTCAGGGTTGAGGGTGAACCTCAGTCCGAAATGGAGATGCCTTCGTCGGGAATGTAGGTGTTGGCCTTGTCGCCCACTTTGAGAGCGTCAGACTTGCCCGTATCACCCCGTCGCAAAGCGTTCATCCGCTCTTGGGACCGAGAATGCTTTTCGCGCCTGTCCTCATCCACGAACTCTTTGCGCTTCTTGCAAAGATAGGCGTATTCGGGCTGTCCATTCTTTTGGGTGCCTACCGCGCGCTTTACGGAGTGGCCAAATTCGGCCTCGGAACACTGGTCCCAATCCTCAGCGTGTAGTTGGGCCAGTCGGGCGGAATTGTCGCCTTCCCGAACCCAGCGGTAGTCATACTTGGGGTCTTTCTTACTCTCATCTACGCCAAGCTTCAAGACGCCTGAATGATCAAAGGCTTTGTTGCGGCGGCGGACGGGAAGATCAGCGGCGGGCTTGGGGTTGGGCGGGCGGCCCGGACCACGGCGCTCGGGTTGAATGTCGGTCATGCTGATTTCCCCGTCTCTATCTTGGTCGGGCCTTCGCGGTGGGCGGCGGCGGCGTAGTCGTCATAGTTCTTGTAGAGGCCTTCCTTGATCATCCAGTCGGCCTCCTTGCGCTCTACGGCGTCCAGCTTGTCACCAAGGCCGGTCTTGCGGGGGGCCAGACGCGCGCCGTCCGAAAGTTGGGTAGCGGCAGGCTTGGGCTTGTCGGCGACGCCGAATTCCTTGGGGTAGCGCTTCTGCATCTCATCGCGCACCTTGCCGAGCTGATCGGTCAGGCTCATCGCCGGGCTGTTTCGGATGATGCGGTTGTGCACGCCAATGGCTTCAAGGCGCATGTCAGGGTCGGATTCGAACCAAGCGTTATCCTTGACCCACGACTCAACCTCGGGCGGGGCGCTGCCGTTCGGTTGGGGCGCAATGGCCTTGTCCCGCTCATCCACAAGGCGCTCAACCTCGATGGTGTTGCCCTCAAGCGTGGCCTCGCGAATCTTGGCCTTGTATTCAGCCTGAACCTCAGCGCGGACCCGTTCCTCCATGCGGCGGATGCCCTCTTGCGAGGCGCGCTCCACACGCTCAAGGCGTTCCTGGGTCTTCTTCAGGCGCTCACGCAGGACCGGGCCGGACTCCTGCATCACGTCAAGGAACTCCTTGGCGGTGCGGTGGGGCTTGCCCTTGTATTTCGGGTCGGCTTCGCGCTCTTCGGGGCTCATCCAGCCATGCGAACGGGCTTCAGCCTCGTGCGGATCGGCTTCGGGACCACCAGCGTCGTTGGCGTTGATGTCCGCGACTAGCGCGGCGTGATCGGTGGTATCGTCGGTCATGCTTGTTCCTCGATAACTGCTCGAACGTCTTCATCCGAAAGCACGCGGTAGGTCAGCGCATCGCGGCCCTTGGTTTCCATCCCGGCGTGACGGCTGATCAGCACGCGCTGGCCCGGCGTCGGTACGGGAGCATCGCCCCAATCGTAGAAGCAGCGTGCGCCAGCCTCGACAAAGGTAACCTCGATGTCGCGTTGGGCTGCGCGGTCGGCATGTTCCTCGGGGAGAAGAACGCCGCCGTCCGTCTTGGTCTTCACCGGGTCCATGCGAACAAGCACGTTCTTGTCCACGGGGCGGATGCCGGACGTGTTGAGCTGGTTCTGTGCGGCTGCGTCAGCGGCGCGGATGGTGCTTACGATGTCCGCCGACAGGGCGTTGCCCGGAAGCGGCTCGGTAAGCTTTACCGGCGTCATGGGGATGAAAATGGGGGGCTTTTTGGGTGATGCTTGGGTCATTCTGCGGGGCAACCTCTGACTAGCCAGACCTTCGCTTGTTCGAGCATGAATACGGTCTGGTTCGCATCATGCGTGGCGGCTGTGTAAAGCTCGCCGTGCTCGTCGTATCCGATGACAATGCAGTGGGTCAGCTTGCCCTTGGCGGACTCAAGCACCTTGTCGGGATTGAGCGTCCATCCGCCGCCGACAACCTCTTTACCCAGCGTGACGATTTCAGCGGTCATCGGTCTGCTCAAACTTGAGGAAGGTTTCCAGCGTCAGGTTGGACAGGTCCCGCATCGCCAGCGAGCCCTCCCGGTTGCGCTGCATCGCCGGAAGGCTGGGGTCCGACCCCGCCCATACCGAGTCCTTCCATTGCGCTTCCAGTCGGTCCGAGTGGGCCGCCAGCACCTTCAGCACCCGCTCCGTCACCGGGTGCGCCCTCCATGCCTCCCATGCCTCCTGAGACAGCTCTTGCGTGGGCGTGGTCAATCTCTGCATCCTCGATTGCGAGAGCCCGCTTGGTGGGCTCGGTTTCTACTTTGGTCTTGTCGGCTTCCGCCCCAACCTTGCCCGCATCAGCAGCAGCCTTCGCGGCCTGCGCTTCCTTGAGCCTGGTATCGGCCTGCGTATTCAGGATATCCTCGTGCAGCTTGGTCATTTCCATGGCCGCCGCTTCTTGACCCATCTTCTCCTTGGTCGGATCGGGCTTGGCCATCAGGTCTTCGATGTCCTCGATATGACCCGCCGTCAGAACGCGCTTGCGAAGCTCGAGCTGGTCAATCATCGGGTCGCCGTTGAACGTCGCCCACAGGAACTGCGCCTTGCCGAGACGTTGCGGAGCCGTAGTGCTGGACGGATCGGCAACCGGACGGATGTCCATGTTCTCGCGGCTGTAATCCTGTCGAACATCGGCCTTCGGATCGTCCACAACGGCTTGATAGGCCTCTTGCGTGAGGAACGCCGCGTTGAGGTCGAACACGATGTCAAACTCGCCCTTGAGCGAGCGGAACACGCGCTTGGTCACCGCCGTGAAGTTGGTAAGGCCCTGTTCGATCAGCGCCAGCGTGGTCGTCGCCGGTTGATTGGCCGGGGCCTCTCCGCTCAGCACATCCTTGATGCCCGCCACTTCCTTGCCGGACTCAATCATCAGGCCCAGCAGGTTGAACATGGCCGCTGACGGGTTCGGGACGGGCATGGGGACGATGTTGTCCTTGAGGCTCTGTCCCGTGTCATTGATCATCCGCCACAGACCGGGCTCTTGCTCAAGCCGTCCGCCGTTCAGCCGCACACCATTGCCGATGAACCCGCCACCCGCGTTTTGCAGGGTCGCCGCGTCGAGTAGCTGGTTGATGATGGTGTTGATGATGTCGTTATGGGCCGCCAGCAGACGACCGAAGCCTAGCCCGTAGAACCCGCCCTCTGGGTCCGGGAAGAACCGGTATTCCTGAATCAGAAGCTTGCGATAGACGCAGGTGACCTCACCACGAGCGTTGCGCATGATGTCGTCGGGCCAGAAGCCCGCGACGATGCAAAGCACCTCCTGCGAGGTCTTGTGGATCGTGACGACGTAGGGCTCGGCGTATCCGTCATCGTCCAGATCGAACCGGACGTGACACTCAAGCATGTCCTGGGGCTGTTCTTCGTCCTCGCCGTCCCATTGGATTTGGTTCTTCGGCGTCGTCCACTTCCCCTCGCGCTGCATCTGCACGATCTGGTGGGGATAGCGGGTGAAGACCTTCGTAAACAGCGGGACCGTTTCGAGGTCTTGGCAGGACTGGTTAACGATCAGGTTCTTTGCGCTGATGAACTCCGACTTGGGCCTAGCGTGCGGTGCGTCCCAAGTTACCTGCCGGAACGCCATGCCAGCGGCGGGAAGGTGGAGAAGCAGTGCGTCCGTGTCGTCCTGCCATTCGGGCATCTCTTCCATCAACTGGAAGGACATATGCTCCGATACGCGGTCACCTTGCGCTGCTTTTAGCCCTTGAGGATCATCACCACTGATCTTGGCCTTAACGATGTCCGGGCCGTTCATGATGGCGGGGCCAGCTCGGGCGTTGAACTGAAGGCAAGCCGTGGTCAGGAGCGGATACTGGACGTTAGCGCAGCCGTCGAACGGGAACGTCTTGTCCACGCTCTCTTGGCGCAGCATTTCCATCGCGGCGTCGAATTCGGACTCCCAACCCGACCGGCTGGACTTGTCGCGCTGGTAGCCTTCGATGCAGAACTGCGATAGCTCGCTCAACACCTTGTCGGTCAGGTAGTCCGCTACGTTGATCGGGCTTCCGGTAGCGTCCCCACGGGCCAGCAGATCAAGGTAGCCGGGGCCGCCAACCTCGACAGTGGTCACGCCCTCATCGTCTGACACGGGCTCACGAAGCTGTTCAAGGCCCTGTTCGAGCAGGGTCATTTCCGGCTCGGGTAGGTCGCGAACGAGGGACGCGATGCGCTCTTGGGCCATGTCCTAGTTAATGCCTAGGAATGGTGGAGATTGCAAGGGCGGTTGTTAGGCGGTGGGCTAACGATATGCGCTGCGGTCTATCATGTCGGGGCGGTTGGGGCTCTTGTAGCGGGATTGCGCCGCGATATGCGCCTCCGCCTCCTTGCGGGTGCGATGCGCCGGATAGACAGCGTGCCAGCACGTTCCGCCCTCGGTCCATTCAGACACAAACTCCGCATCCGACAGCTTCTTGATGCGCCACTTATCGAGGCAGGTCCGCTTCTTGAAGGCCATGCTCAATACCCCGTCCTTTTGTTCTTTGCCTTGGCGATCGCAGCCGGAATGCCCTCACCTGGCTTAGTTGGAACAGCCCTGTCGAAGTCTCGCGTAGACCACGACTTGGCTTCGTCGTGGTCACCCCACTGCACCGCCCAGCAGTTTCGGGATGCCGCCAGCGCATCAATCTCGTTCGGATGCGCTCCCATGCTCTCTAGGTGCTTGGCGAGCCGGTCAGGAAACTTGTCGTCCTCTTCATCGATCATGGCTCAGTATCCCGTCCTTTTGTTCTTCTGCTTGGGCCTAACAAAGTCCTCAACGCCATGGTTCTTCTGGACGGGGAAGGCGAAGGTCAGGGCCAGCGCATCGGCACGGTCCGGTGACTTCACGCCCCGCTTCTTCATGTCGGACTTCTTCTCTAGCACAATCCGGCTGTCCGCGTCATAGCCATACTGGCGGTTCACAAGCTGCATGACCAAGCTGCGGTCGTTGGGGATCGCGCCGTTGACCAGCCAGCTCCGCATCTTGGCCCACATCTCTGCGGCTTTGTTCGCCACTTTGATCAAGTCGCCGTTGGGCAGCATGATCTTGCTGGCGCTCGCTCCGAAGTTCACGCCGATGCACGGGACGCCCATTTGGTTGAGGCGGTCCACCACGCCAGCGCCCACGCCGGTCTCGTCCACAAACACCACATCGGCGCTGTGGCGGTAGTATGCCTCCTGTGCCTTCTCCGAGATGAACATGGTGTCCTGCGATTGGTAGAACTCCCACGGCAGCGTACGGGCGTCTCTGCCCCGCCTGACCGCGATAGCTGTCTCATCATCCCCGAAGCGCGCCGGGTCAACGCCGATGATAGTCGGATCGCCTAGATGCCATTCAGGGTCGCGCCTAGCGGCTTCCTCCGCTAGATCACTGGCGATGAACTGCGCCGTTCCGCTGGCGATAAAAGCTTCGGTCGCATTGGCCGGGTATTCCTGTTTGAACAGCAACGGATCGCCCAGCTCCTGACGTTTGGCGCGCATCCATGCCACCTGGCCCATGTCGAGGCCGTAGGTGTGAGCGTACTGGCGTTCTTCCTCGGTAGGCTGGAAGTTGGTTGCGTCCCGGCGATACTCAGGCTGCCAGAACCACGGGATGAAGATGGCGATATAGTCACCCTCGCCGTTCTCAGCTTGCTGCCAGCGCTGGTGGAACTCTCCGCCTATTCCGTTAGCGGTGGATTCGAGGATGATTTCGGTGCCGGGCAGGTCGGGGACGGCTTGGACAACCCCCGCGAAGTGGCTCGCGGCTTGGGGCCAGAAAGCGCACTCTGAGCCGTGGAACAGTTGAATGGTCTTTGACCGCCCGACAGCCTTGGACCCGGCTGTGCCTACGCTGTAGCCGCTATCGAGCCCATCGAAGTAAAGTTCTTTAGCGTTGGCCGCGCCGGTAGATGGCTTCACGAGTGGGTTGTTGTTCTGGTGGTAGCGATCCACCATGCCGAACAGGTTGTCGGTGGCGGTCTGTTCGTGGGTCAGGATGAAAACCTGAATGCCGCGTTGATGGGTGGCGCGGTGGTAGAACCGGGCAGAGACGTAGGTGCTGATGCCCTGTTGTCGCCCCTTCAACACCAAGGCGCGGACCTTGCCGGTCTTGGCCCTCTGTTCCTCTAGGCGCTCATGCAGGTAAAGCTGGGCGCTGTTGAATACGAACGGCTCGATGCGACCAGCCTTGGTTCGGATGCGAAGGCAGCGCTCGGCATAGGTCGGGAGGTCGTCACGGAGCAAGAGCCTTACGGACCGCTCGCGCTGGGACATGGCTGGGGTCAAGCAATGCCTTCCGGCCCGCCATAGGCGGGCATCTCAGCCCACGCTATAGGTGTTTCGGAAAGCAAATTCCCGCCTATCGTTCGCCACCAGCAATAGGCGTCCGTCGCGCCGGGGTGCAGAATACACCACCAGCCCTCCACGACCATGGCCGGACGTACGGGAGTTTCGGGAAGCGCAAGAAGAACTCCACGGTCCCTCGGCGCTGGCATTGGATTCCACTCGGTCATCGCGGATCAAGCTCGTCTAGCGCTTCCTCTTGGGTGAGGGTCACGGCCAGCTTCCCGGCAATTTCGGTGGGCAGCACGCGGCCCAGCAGGGAAACGAACGTCTTGGGGTCTTCATGCGCTATGTTCAGCAGGTAGGCTTCCCCGCCCGCTTGCTCGAATGCGCCCATGATGGCGTCTTTGAGCAGCTTGGTGGTCTTGTTCTCGGACCCCTTTGGGCGGCCCTTCCCGGCGTTACCCGTATTGACGCCTACTTTAGGCTCATTAGGCATTAAGCTAACCATGCTTTCGGTTGTTTGCCGTCGGGCTAACTATGGCTTGTTTTCGGTGTTGGTGTCTAGGGTCTTGGGCTTATCGGGGAGGGGCCGCCAGTGGGTTGGGGCCTTTACCGGCTGATCGTTTTCAATCCACCCCTCTTCTTCGCGATAGTCGCTGGCCTCTTCCCAGTAGATCGCGCCGAGCAGGGCGTCGGTGGCATCGTTCCAGCACGCCAGAATAGGCGTTCCGTCCCTCGGAGCCGTTTCGATGGGTTGCCATTCGTCCGCCTCAGCCTGTCTTAGTGCGGAGGCGCAAACAGCGGCGACCTCATCCGGATCTTGTCTGACGCGCCAGATTTTGTGTGCAGGCACCATTAACCGTCATGGACTCGCGGCGCTCGGCGCCGTAGGAACGAAGGTTGCGGACATCGAAAACGATGAAAGCCCCGGCGGGAACCGGGGCTTTCCTAGTCGTCGTAGGTGTCCCCTGCAAACCGTTGGTGACGGGGGAAGCAGGAGAGCGGTCTTCCAGCCGGAAAAGACTCCCGGCGCCTCGCTTTGTCAAGGCCCCCGTCGCTGTCTAAGCGAAAGGGCATTTTCATGCCGGCCTACAAGCACCACCAATTCTTCACTCAAAACAACGACCCCCTGTTCGACAAGGCGACCCCTCCGGGGCATCCCGTGCCGTACTCGGGCATCTACCGCTGCACGGGGTGTCACCGTGAAGTTGCGGCGAACAAGGGCGACCCGTTGCCGCCGCAATTTCCGCTTTCCGCTCACCGGGGAAAAGAAACGTCGGCTTCTGATTTATCTCGGCGGCGTAGTCCAAAAGTTGTTGGCGGGTGACGTGGGTGTCTTCCCGAACCGGCGAGCGCACGGGGCGTAGTTGTCCCGCGCTTGTGGCGGTCCGAAGCTTTCCGGTATCCGCCGCCCGCGACAACATCTGTTTGAAAACCACAGAGTCCTGAGTCCATGGCACCATGTATGCGGCTGGCTCATTCTCCGCCCACAGCTGCGCAGCGGCGTTGATCTGAAACAGGTCGATGTTGTCCCACGCGGCGTAGTTGATGCGCGGTTTATTCCACGGTCGCTCAGGGGCTACGGCAAGCCGCTTCTCCGCCGCCGCCTTTTCAGGGGCGTTCGGGTGTGCAGCCCAGAAGCTGTAGAGCAGCGTCACGCAGCTGAGAAAGAAAAGGCCCGCACCGATAGCCTGCCACGCCCACGGGTGTAAGCCCGCCGTGTAAAGGTCGTAGGCCGTTGATGCTGTTCCGTAGAGGTTCAAGGCTGCGCCCAGAACGACGCTGACCGCAAACAGCGGATGAGCCTTGATGAATTTCCACGGGCTAGGCATCGCCGCATCATTGCGGCGACTCCGTCCATATCGCAACGCTCTAGGTTGTTTCCCAATTCCCAGCTCCTGTTAGGCGGAGCGGCGCTAGGTGTGTTTGCTACCTAATGCCGCAAAATAGCACCATCCGAACCAGCCGCGAAACTGCGGGTAGAACCATCCGTTTTGCTCGACGACGCGGTATCTGTCGGTCATACGCGCCTCGCTGCGTCGTGTTCGGCGTAGACGCGGAAACGCTTGCCGGTCATTGCGCCTTCGATCCAAGACCCGGTTTCGGGGTCAACTGCGCGGATGCAGCCGGGCTTGTAGTGGTCCGTGGCGTTTCGGAACTCGATGTTGAGAACCGACTGCCCGAACCTGCGCTCAAGGGCTCGCTTGGCCTTCGCTGCGATTTCGGTTCCGATCCTGGCGCTCATGGTCTTTCCTCTCAGGAGTGGGGGTTAGGTGGGGCTGATCGTCCAGTTGACGATGTTCCAGCCTCGCCCGAACCCGTATGCGCTGGCGTTGCTGATAGCCTTGGCGCGAGCCTCCGGATCGGTAGCTTCGAAGTCGCTCACCGGAAAATCCTTCGTGACGCGCTTGCCGTTGGGGGCCTTGTAGCTGGCGTGGAGGGTATGGATCTTGGTCATTGGTCTGCTCCCGTTTAGATGTGTCAACCATACGCTAGGCAGGCACGGTGTCAACCACTCATTTCGCCTTGGCCAACTTATTTTCAGCCCGGCGCTTTGCGCGTTGGGCGCGGATGGCCTCACGGTTAAGGGCGTAGCGGATGCCTTCGTGGGTGTAGCCGGTTCCTTCTGCGATGGCCCGCCACGATAGCCCGAGTCCGCGCTGTATGCGGGCGGTCAGCATTACGCCATCCGGGATTTGTTGGGTGAAGGGCATTAGGCGGTGGCCCTGCGTGCCGAGCGATAGTTCCAGACCCAGCGCGGGAAGCCCTGCCCAGCCAGGCCCTGAAGTCCTGTACGGCCACGGCGCAGAACGCCGCCCCTGGCCAGCTCGGCAAGGTCGCGGCCTAGTTGCGGGCACCGCCTCGCTCCCCACAGCGTTTCTTCGTAGGGCGCTCCAGTTTCAAGGATGTAGGCGTCCACGAAGTCTTGAGCGACCACACTGACGTATAGGCCCGCGTCAGGATCGTTCAGGCGGCGCTCTGTCCAGCCGAACCGCTGCGAGCGCGCCATAGGCTGCGGTAGGGGCTTGCCGTCCAGAGCACGTGTCAATGAAGTCTTTCCCTTGGTGCCATATCGTCAACCACACAGCGCCACAAGTCAACCACTATCTTCATCACCCCGCCAAGCGTCTTAATCGTTGGGGGATTGGTGGGTTTTAGTCTGTGCGTTCAAAGGCTTAGCGTGTGTCAGTTGGCGTTAGGCCACAGTTCCCTTTCCGCTTGGCCTTCCACTTGCGGAGCATTTTCAGGGGCGGCGAGCCGCCTCCGTCCGTCATGTTCAGCAAGGCGTGGCCCTTGGCGCGATAGCGTTCGATCATAACAACCTCGGTGACGTTCCAGACCGCCTTTGCGTCCAGCGCCATAATCCCGATTTGCTCGCCAGCCTGGACGCGTTCTCGAATCCACCGCTGCACGTTCGAACCGCGAGTTTCAGCGGCCTTCAGGTGGAACTTAAGCCGGGTCGCCAGCAAGCATCGTGTCTGCCCGATGTAGGCAATAATGCCGTCGTCAGCGAAAAGACCGTAAACGACACACGCGGACTTGTTCCGGCGATTTTTGGCCTTGTGCCGTTTTAGCTGGCTCCGTTTGCTGTTCTTGTCTGCCTTCATTCCTGTAACTGACCCTCGGTGAAACCCCGAGCGCAGGACATAGGACTACCTCCCCGACCAAAACGGTCTAGGGCGCAGTCCGGTCCTGCACGATGGTAGCTGACCCTCGGAGCCAACCCCTCGCTTTGGACGCTCACGAACCGACGTGGCCGTGCGCTTGGCGATTGCTTCCAGAGCTTGCGTCACTCTGCCGACCACCCCTTCGCCGTTCGGACTGGGTTTGGCTGGGTCGGTCCCCACGGTAGCCTGAGTGCGCCGATGGCCCCGCGAGTTAACCCCACGACTCAGCAGCGCGGCGCTTCGAACGCCTGTCTCAAAGCTTTGGGAACGGGAGCTTCGCAAACCGGGGGCCTGACATCAGACACTGCCCTCTTGCGGAATTTTGGCGTTCGGCTAAATTATGCCGGTCTACGCATCCGTTCCGCCCGAACGGGTTAGTGCAGGGGAAGGACTCAAGCCAGAGACTTCCCCTGCCGCGTAGCCTAAACAAAAAATTGGCCTTTTCAAGCGGCTTTTGCTACGCTTCGCGCATGACGCCCGACACTGAATTCACCCCCGCCGAAGTCTTCCCGCCCTCGGAATATATCGAGGAGGAAATGAACGCGCGCGGCTGGTCCGTAGAGGATTTGGCCCGACGTATGGGCGGCAATTACGGTGTCACGGTTCTGTCCCTACAGCTTCTTTTCGCTGTTCAAGACACGCACTTGATGCTCGGAGAGAAGACGGCCAAGGGGCTAGCCAGAGCGTTTGGAACCTCCGAGGCTCTGTGGACCAATCTTGACGCTCAGTGGCGGCGATACGGCCCGCCCAGCAAATACGCCACGCCGCACTAGTCCTTCCGCATAGCCCTAACCCCACACACCCGCAAAGACTCACGGTTCTCCAGCAGCTTGGCCCGCGCCGTAAGCTTACCCTCTGGAACGATAAGAACACCGTCCACTAGCTCGTAAGGGTCAACGTAGCTGCGGACGAACGGCTCACCGAGGGCTTGCACCAAGGCGGCGCGTATGGGATTATCGTCTCCCGTGCCGGGTCGAACCGGGAGGCTTGGCATTCGACGATCCTGTAGATCGGCTACCCAAGCCTCCCACCTCCCCCACTTCAGCCAGCGCGCCAAACCCGGCGGACCGGCCCCGTTCGTTCCCATGCGATACCGGCGGTAGTCATCATCCCCCGCCAGAAACGCCTCAAACGCCGCTACAAGCACATCTCCACCCCCGGCGGCCTTCGCAGCCCGGACAGCCTCTTTGTCCGTCTCCGTGCGACTGGAGCGCTTACGCATAATATCCGGCGCAAGGCTCCACAGTCTCTCGCCTACGGACTTGGCGGGGTGAAGCTGGACGACTTGTGCACTCACGGGGCCTTGGCCCCCAACTTCACCCTGACGGCATTGGCGCACAGCCATCCACGAACAGCGGGCTCTTCGTAGCGTCTCAGCATATTCAGGGCGGTTGTGTGATCCCTGTCGCCAAGCCGCCTGCCGATCTGCGGAAGCGACCACCCTAATTCGGTCCGTAGCTGGTGCGCCGCCTCGAACCTGGGCCACGCTATCCACCGGGACCGTGCTGGGCCAATCAGCTCGGCCACCGACAGTCCGTGCTTCTTGGCGACATCGCGGATAATGGATTTCCAGCGGAAGGCGTCAAACAGTGGGTCTTGCGCCAAAACACGCGGCGGGTCGTAGGACATTCCGCTGACCCGCATCCGCGTTCGGACGTACTCGATCGTGCTCATCAGATTTCCTCGATTTCAACGTGGACAACGGGAGGATTGCCCTCGCGCGGCATCCACGAAATTGATATGCTTTCGGCGTTGGAGTCGTCTGCAATCGCACCGCCCTTGACCAGCGCGTCCATCAACGGCTTTAGCAAGTTGTCCAAGTCGCGGCGGCGGCGGTCAGGGCGCTCTACGCCGAACCGGACGCGGAACTTTCCGGGAAGGCCGCTTTGGCCCGAAAGCATGAACTGGTGCGCTACCGCCCAGCCCTGATTATCCAACCACTCCCGGTACTTGCCAGACTTGATCTTACGCCCTCGGGCTACGGTGTACATGTGGTTAGTTTGGGGGGGGTAGCTCAGGGTTAGCCGGATCATTGCATGGCCTCCAGCAGCGTGCCGTCACGGATGCCGACCTGATCGCCCCACGCCGACCAACCGGGCCGGGCAGAGCGGGCGAATAGCTCAAGGTAGGGGCCGCCGACCAAAGCCTCTATTTGCTCGTAGGTCCGATCCGGCTTGGCGCTATGGGCTCCGCGAGGGCAGTGAATGATCTGCTCAACGCCCTTGCTCAATCGCTTGGGAGAGCCCCGCGTGAACAACCAGCACTGTTCTGTTTGCTTGCGTGTCCAGTAGCCCATCCCGACGTGCGGATAGCCGCCAAGTCTGGACTTCACCCAAACGAAGGCGCACGTTTTGAACTTAAACCCCCACGCCTCGCCCAGAGCCAAGGCTTCCGGCATGTTGGAATCCACGACCCACATCAGAAGGGCGCAATCGTCAGCGGCAACGGACGCGACCGGCAGACCGGCCAAATCGGCGGCGTTCATCGTGTTGTAAGGATCAGTGGCTTGCGTTGGAACGCCGTCACCGGCGAACGTCCGAAATGCCCACGGCGGATCAGCGTATATGCACCCAAACGGGCCTTCTGGAAGCTCGCTCATCGCCCGCACCGAATAACCTTCGGAGGGCCGTCGCGCCAGTTTCTGCCGACCCTGACGTGGCTGATGGCCCCCGGAGAGACCCCGTATTTCGCCGCAAGAGCCAACCCGGACCCGATGGTTCTGGGGGTGGACAGAATGTCGGCAACGGCCTCATCAGTTAGAACAGCGTTGCCGTTCTTCTCTCCCTTAAGAGGGGGCACAAGCCCGCGCTCATAGGCATCGCGCATGTTCTGTGCGTGCGTTCCTGCTGATAGGTGAGCCGGATTGCAGCACCGCTTGTTATCACAAGAGTGCAAAATTTCTAATCCGGCGGGGATGTGGCCGTGCGTCAAAAGATAGGAGACGCGGTGAGCTTTGTGGGTCTTTCTCTCTCCGCCAATTTCCCACAGAACATGGCCGTAGCCCTTGCACGCCCCGCGCAGCCAAGGCCAACACTCTTCGGGGACTCCCACCCTGACGCGCGCCCAAAAAAGATCGGGGCTCATGAGCGGCACTCGATTTTTCCAGGAGGCCCGTCGCGGCGCAAACAGGCGTTGTAAATTGCCAGGATTTCCTCGTGTTGGCGGACCGGATTTGGCCTGTTCGGCGACTCCTCGCGCTCAGGTCCAAGCATGGCGATTGCCAGCGAACGGCCCTTCTCGGTAAGCCCAAGGGACGCCTCAAATATCACCCCGCGCCCGGCCAGTAGCTGGGTCCATATGTGAGGGGTCAAACCAAGGGCGGTCTGAATATCCAGCGGCTTGGTCCTGCGCCCGGAACGTTCACGGGCGGCAATGAACCGGAACACGCGCTGTTCTTCCTCGCAAAGCCTCACTTCGGGTCCCCATCCGTCCAGGCAAACTGCTTTCCAAGGGCTTGAGCCTCAAGCTTGAGGACGACATTCTGGGAAGCCTCAAGCATCCGCCGAGCCTTTCCGATCCCGCCGCGCTTCGCCTTCAATTCATCCGCCAGAGTCTTTTTGGCGAACTCAACCCGGTTTCTGGCATGGGTCAGGCGGCGGTCAAGCTGCGGGACGGGCGTGGCGGCCAAGCAATCCTCAAGCTCCGGCGTCCACGGATTTGCCAGCTTGTTTCCGTAGTAGTTGCCCGTAGGCTCGGGCGGCGCAACCTTCCTCCGTCTCATTCCAAGGTAGGCAAGAGGCCCGGCGACTGCGGCTACAGCAGCAAGGGAGGCGAGGATTTCGATGGTGTTCATCGTGCAGGCTCCTCGACTAAATAGGCTGCAATGTCGTAGAGACCGTCAGGAGACTCAGAACGGGTCCAGCGATAATACCGCGCTTCGGAAAAGCGCCTCGTTTCGGCACCGCTCCGCAAGCGTATCAATACGGGAGCTTCTCCGGGAACGGGGCACTCATCGCCGTCAAATTCGATCCATTTCGTTTTGCTCATCGTGCAGGTTCCTTCTTCCGGGTGGGGAGGTTGGTTTGGGCTTCACGGGCGACTTCGGGGTCGGGTTTGTAGGCAAGGCGAAAACCCTCAGAAGCAAATCCATCGAATGGGGCGTCTGGCTCCAGCGGATCGTAGATCGGAGGAACTTCCGCCAAGGTGATGGCCGGGCAATTTTCCCGGCTGATCCATGCCTCAGAGACATTGTAGAGGCCGCCGATCCGAATCCACGGCCCGTCGCAAGGCCCCATCCGCACGCACACAACCACATCGCCAACGTCGAAATTGCGGCTCACTTGTCTCCTCCATGGTTGGGGGATTTTAGAGGAGGCTGAACCGCGCCTGTCGCAGTAGCGGGGATGGCAGCGGTAGGCCTGAGAACGAAGCCACCCAAAATGGCGACGACGGTGGCGAACGGGATGATCCTACCGCGCGCTTCCCATCCGAGCCTGTTCAGATAGGCGATTGCCTCTTCTTCGGTCATTTGATTTCCTCGAAGCCATCGACGGCTTCTAGGGCGGTAAGTGTCAGCTCGGGGAACGCCGTGGCGATCTGTAGCCACTGAGCGCGCGGGAAGGCCTTGCGGAATCGCCACAGCCGGACGTGCGAGGGTTCTACCCCGACAGCCTCAGCGAAGGCCCGCGTGCCCCCTCGGTCGTGGATGATTTTGGCGATTGGGTGCATCATGCCGGAATGGTAGCGCGAACAGAAAAGCGTTGCAACATGAATTATTCTGTTGCGCGCCGAAACGGGCCGTGTATGTTGGATGGACAGAACGGAGCCAACCAATGACCGAAGCAATCCAATCCGCCCAAGACGCTCTGGCCAAAGCTCAAAAGGCCGTGAGCGAGGCCCTCTCTGCCAAGTACGCCGCTGTTCAAGCCGTCGAGGCAGAACACGCGCCTGTCGTTCGCGCGGCTCAGTCCGCAGTTTGCGCGGCGCAGACGGCCCTCAAGGAGGCCCAAAGCGCCGCTTCTCCAGACCATGAATGGGAAGGCAAGACGGTTTACAGGGTTGACCGCAAATACGACCGTTGGTCTTCGGCCCGCTTTACCGACAAGAAGCTTGTCGGAACGGTCTTCACCTACCGTCCCGGCATGGACCTTGGGCCGGGCAATAACGGTGGATACCACACCGTGGGCGCTACGTGGGTTCGCCTTCACAAGAAGGACGGCAAGCCCGGCGCACGCTGCGAGCGCCTTAAGGGGCGTTGGGGTACAGACGAAACGATCCGCTGGGCGCTTACCGAGGAAGCCGCGCTGGCCTTGGTGGGAAAATGACCCTAACCGCCGCAACCCTCACCGACTGGCAACGCCCCCACCTTGGCGAGCCGTTCGATCCTGAATCCGAACGTGGTCAGGCCATCATCACGGACCGCGCCGGGACCGACCCCGCCGACCGTGCGGCCTTCGTTCACGATGAGACGGAGCCCTGCGAATGCTGTGACCTTCGTTGGTTCTCCGAGGACATGGTGTGGTCTAGCCGTGGGCGGATTTGTCGGGCGTGTGACGACAAGCCGACGCGGGCCTCTCGTTCTCAATATGACCCTGATAGCTGGAAGGCTGACCGATGACCGGTAAATCAACCACTGGCGTAGACGACCAGTTTGAGCCCGAAACCCCCATGGACGCCGACACGCTCCGCCGAATTTCGGGGAGTTGGACGTCGCTGGCACAATCCGCCCGTGAGGCTGGCGATTTTGCAGTCGCGGAACACCATTCGCAAAAAGCTAGCGAATATGTTGCGAAAGCCCTGCAACTTGATGCGGCTGAGAACGCCAAGGCTGGGCGGGAAGCGTTTGTGAAAACCCTGTTTGGGATTATTGGACAATGAACCGCGTCAGTGCTTGGCTGTGTAGCGCGTGCTGGGCGTTCTCGGCTACGGTCGCTAACGCTCAAGCCGGAAACGTGTGGTGGATTCCGGCGCTGGGCGTCGTGGTTAGCCTGATAGCCATGGCGGCTGCCATTTACGACCTCGGGCGGGGACGCAAATGACTCCCTGCATCATCATACGCTACCACAAAGACCGCCGCTGGATTTCCCGCAACCTCCTAGGCCTATGGGGAGACGCCATAGACATGGTTGAGGCCTTTGGGCGGTTGTTCATCGTTAAGGGGAGTGAGCTGTGAAATATTACCCGCTGATCGTCGCCCTTGCTGGTCTGCTCATGGTGAGCGCAGCTCTCATATGGCACATTTCCGTGCTTCCATTTATGGGCGGACTGGTGTTCGGACACGGAGCGGCGCTCTTGCTTTTGTCGTTGGTTCGAAGCCGCAAATGACCCACCCCCTATCAGCCAAGGACGGTAAGTGGTTCTGGCGCGGCTTTTACAAGTCGCCTGACAGCCTCAAGCGCATGGCGGCTGTGTTTGCTAGATCGTCCGCCCCACACATCAGACAATACGCCAAAGACATTCGAGCGGCGCTGAAGGAAACAGCATGAACCAGTCCCCCGAAATCGACAAGATCAGTCCTGCGCTGGTCGAGTGCCTGTCCAACTTGCTGGGCGTGAAGAAGGACAGCAAGAATCCCCATTACAAGAACGACTACGCCAGTTTGGAGGCGGTCATCGACCACGCTCGCGCTCAGTTGTGGACGCACAAGCTGGCGGTCTTGCAGGGCGTCGGTTCGTTCGACGGAAAGGCCATCTCCATCACCACGCGCATTCTACACGAAAGCGGCCAGTGGATCGAGAGCGAGGCGCAAATCCCGCTGACCAAGTTCGATGCCCAAGGCGCAGGGTCGGCCATCACCTACGGTCGTCGCTACGCCCTTATGGCGGCCCTCGGGCTTGCTCCGGTGGATGACGACGGCCAAGCGGCTTCCGCGCCTGTGGCCCCCCGCCAAGCCCCGGCAAATGGCCTTGGAACCGCTCCGCGAGATACGGGGGCAGGCTCAATCGACGGCGTGGATTGGTGGGGCTGTTCGGGTCCGGGCCTGTCTCCCGCCGAGGCCAAGCGACAGGGCCTTGAGGCCGACTATAACGAGCTGCGACATGCCCTCAAAGACACGCCCACGAAAGAGACGTGGCAAGACCTATGCCGAACCTACGCCGCCGGTATCGCCACCATGCCGAAAACTTGGCGGACAACCCTTAGAGACGAGGCCGACACGCGCCTTGCAGAACTGGAAACCAAATGAGCAACGACCAAAACCGCATCGCTATTTTCAAGAACGACAAGAAGGAGGCTGGTTCCAAACAGCCCGACTATCGCCTTGTCGGTGACTTTGAGGGCGCTCGGATCAAGGGCGGAATCTGGATGGACAAGAGCAAGTCCGGTCAGGTGTATATGTCCGGCAAGCTGGAGCGCGACGAAGGCGAACAACGCCAGCAACAGGCCGCACCGCAATCCAATGACGACGCGGATTTCCCTTTCTGACCATGAGCGAGCCCCTCGCCAAGCATACCGTCGTCCTCCGCACCCCGGCTAACCGCATGTACGCGGCGAAGCTGATAGGGCAAGCGGAGGACGATAGCGTGGTGACCTTTGAGGGGCCGCTGCGGACGCTTGAGCAGAACCGTCGCCTGCACTCCATGTTGACCGACATTGCCACGCAGAAGGACTACCACGGCGTTAAAATGCGGGTGGACGATTGGCGACGGGTGTTCGCGGCGGCGCTCAAGCAAGAGCTTCGCACGGTCCCCAGCCTGGACGGAACCTCCATCGTCATCCTCTCGCCTCGCACGTCAAAAATGACCAAAGCGGAGCTTAGCGACCTGATGGAGCTTGTGCTGGCATGGGGCCTCGAAAACGGAGTGACGTTCACGGTGACCGATGATGACTGAATACACCGTAGGAGAATCCCAATTCCGCCCGACCTGTGGGGCTGTTCGATGAGGGTGGTTCCTACATGGCGAGGAAAGACCGATGATGCCGCCATCCCCGCCCGCGTAAAGCTCAGGGTGTTCGAACGCCAGAACGGACGGTGCGCGGTTCACCCATGGGAGAAGCTACGGCCCGGCCATTTTGAATATGACCACGCGTTGGCGCTGTGCCTTGGCGGAACTCACGATGAACTCAATATCCGCGCAATCTGCACGGACGCCCACAAGCACAAGACCAAGGCCGACGTGGCCATCAAGGCGAAGATTGCGCGCCAGCGGGCCAAGCACCTTGGGATCAAGCCGAAGAAGCCGGGCGGGTTTCGGGGCCATCGGAAGTTTAATGGCGAGATAGTGTGGAAAGACCGTTGACACTGTAGAATTGTCAGGAGTAGATTATTCGCATGTTCAAGATCGACACAGACATTCCGCCGCCCGGTCCCGACGCTCGCGCCAATGTCCCGGCACGTGCGCTCGGCCCCTTCCTAAGCACATGCCGAGCGCTGTTGCCTGGCCACAGCTTCGCGGTGTTTGGCGAGAAGCCGAACCACGTTTCGGGGCGTCTCGGCATTGCCGCCGTAAGGACCGGCTTCACGTTCAGGCAACGGAAAACCGGCGACGAAATCCGCATCTGGCGCATCGCCTAGGAGCCATCAGAATGACCACTTCCGACAAGGCATCGAAGACGGGTGCGGAGCGCTTTAGCGCGAGCGAATTAAAGACCCAGCCCATCCCTGTAGAGGTGAGGGAGGCGATTGTTCGGATTGTGATGGAGGCGTTGACCGCCTACGCCCAAAACCGGAAGGGCGGCATGTCAGACCGCGCCGCTGAAGCAGCAGGCGCCATCCTTCAGGCTCTTGGGTCGGTAGGCTTGGGGGAACCAAACAACGATCTGGCTGAGCGCGAGGTAATTGCTCGGGCTGCGGCTGGCGGTGAAGAGCCCACCCCCGCCGATTGCCAGCGCGTGATGATGCAGGGCACGAAGCCCTATCCGCGCACCTGCCCGCGCTGCCGCCTTGGGCCGTGCCCCTACTTCCCGAAAGCCCAGCCCGCGCGGAGCGCTCTTGGGGCGAACAAACCAAACAACGATCTAACTGAGCGTGAGGTAATTGCTCGGATTGTTGATCCGAAGGCTTTTGAGAACTGGCTGACGTTGGCGGTACGCGCCTCGCCGCCAGAGGCCGACCGGCAATACGGAAAGCCCGTTCAGCGCGCCCTCTCCAAAGCCGACTCCATCCTCAAGGCCATAGCCCTTCGTTCTAGTGGAGGGGTGGGGGTCCGAGAGGCGCTGGAGGCACTACTAGCCGCTATCGAGAATGACGGCGAAGGAGTCCCAACGTCGGCGCTTCTCCGCGCGCAGGAAATGGCGGCCCAAGCTCTTTCTATCTCAGGAGGGGGCTCGGGCTCGCTCTCGGCTCAAGATGCGCCTGCCGGCGCGCCGCTCCGCCCTGTGGTGGGTGAGCTACCGAACTGCCCCTTCACGGGCAAGCCCCCCTCCGTCAGCGACTACCGGGAAACGTCAGATGAAACCGGCGAAGTAGAGGGCTACGCATCCGTGGAAAGCACGGGGACCATTGGCGGATGGGATGGCCCCAACTTCTTTGTCGGCGTCCATGCCAACACGCTAGACGAGGCCAAGCGGATTTGGACACAGGCCCTCTCCCCCTCCCCGGAGGATGGTTTGGCGGTGCAGGGGAGGCTCGCTGAACCGCTTCGCGTGGAAGCCGTGACGTGGATTGGCGAGCTTGCTGACCGCCTGGAATTGATCCGCGAGGACGTTTCGGGGTCAACCCACTTGAACGGCGAAATCCGGTCGTTCCGGCACATCGTCACGGCGGCGGCTGAGCAGCTTCGTCGTCTCGCCGCCCTCACGCCCCCTGCTGGAATTGGCGGGGTGGCAGAGGACATTCGCGAGGCCGTTCTTGGCCGGGTCGCCGAGGCCAAGGCGCGCCTTCGCCGAAGCCCCGGAAGCGCTCCGGCAATCGACTACGCTACGAGGCTGATCGACGACCTAGCGCTGCTTGCGCTGTCACCTCGCGCCCAACCCGAAACAATCTCCCCTGCTGGAATTGGTTCGCGCCCGCAAGAGGGGGGATGGCGTCCGATTGAGAGCGCGCCGAAGGATGGAACGGTTTTCGCAGCGGCCAGCACCAGCCGCTACGGGGAACTCTACGACAGCGCCAGCCGAAAGCCCTATGTTGCGTGGTGGGCTCCCGGAGGCGATTTCAGCGAGCCGGGCTGGGCTCGCGAAGTGTTCAACGGACGGACCAGCAACCACGTTGCTTACCCCACCCACTGGATGCCCCTCCCCACCCCGCCCACCGCAGAAGGCTCGGAACCGCAAACGGGTGCTGCACCCCATCCGCCCGCGCCGTGGCCCATGGGCACGCTCGACAACAATAACGCCAGGCGCACGGGCTGGGCCGCCTACTTCGACGGCAAGCGCCGCGAGGACTCCCCCTTCCCGAGCGCGAGGCCTGATTTGCGCGAGGCCTTCGAGTGCGGTTTTGACGCGGCGGCCGAACACCATGCCGAACCGCAAACGGGTGCGTCATGAGCGCAGCCGATTGGGTGCAGAGCAGCCTCAACGCCCTCGCGAAGCGGAAGGCAAAATACACCGCGCCGGTCCTTGCCGGGTTCCAGCGCCGCGCCGTTGAGATCATCACCCACGCGATGGGGACCGGCGTCTATAACATCCCGATCAAGTGGGAAACCGCCGATTGGGATTGCGGCTCCGGCGTGTGTTTCACCATGCGCAGCGACGGACTGGCGACGTTCGACTTCGACCGCCTGACCCGACTTGTGCTGACGGCTCACGAGGAGTGCGTTCGGATCGAGTTGGAGCCGTGCGCCCGTCGCTACGTCCGCGTGTTCCTCCATCCGCGCGCACGGTCTGGCGGCATGAGTCAGCGCCACCCCACGATCCAGGAGGCACTCACGGCCTTTAACGGCCATCAACGTGAAGCACAAAGCGCAGCGACTGCGAGCGAGCCATGTCCCTCCCCTAAGGCCTCTGATGAGGGTGGGTGGATAGAATGGAAGGGCGGGGAATGTCCTGTCGGAAGAGGGCCGGTCGATATTCGGTATCAGAGCGGCGATGAACAGGCTGCCGCCAACCCGACGTTCCTACGCTGGGAGCACTGGGGCTCTGCGAAGTCGCCTTGGCCCACCGACATCGTCGCCTACCGTCTCGCACCCCCTACAGATCAAGTGGGGGAGTCGTGATGGGGGTCGTTCCTCGCACAGAGGCTACCGCCGCTCGTCACCCCGTAGCGGTGTCAAAGCCTTCTGCCCTTCGCGTGCTGGACACCTTCTCCTGCGTCGGCTGTCACGCGACGGGCCTGCACCGCGCTGGGCCATTCGAAACCGTCGCCTTCGTAGAGCGCAACCCTCGCCGCCTGGCTGTCCTCGCGCGCCATTTCCCGGACGTTCCCCGCCATGACGACATCCGCACCTTTGCCGGCGTCAAGTCCGACATCATCATCGGCGGCCCACCCTGCCAGCAGACCAGCGTCGCCGCCGCCATCACCGGCAAACGATCCGGGGCCTCTCTTTGGTCAGACATGCTCCGGGTCGGGCTCAGTTCCGGCGTCCAATGGTTTGTCGTGGAGCAGCCCCCGGGAAACGCGGCCTGGGAAGCCCAGGTGTCACACGATCTGGCCGGGGCTGGTTTCCACGTCGCCCGACTCGAATTCGGCGCTGGCGACCTTGGTGCGCCGTATATCCGCAGGCGAGTGTTCCTGCTTGCCTGCGCCAGTCTGCCGCGACTGGCGCTCGCCTGGTCCGAGGGGCCACGCGCGGTTGAGCGGGTCAAGAGGTCAGCCGCTGACCGAGGTGTTTGGAACCCGGATCAGCTACCGGCTGATGTCCTGGCTGATTGGCGTTCGGACGGACTGGACCGACGTGAGCGAATAGAGGCGCTTGGCGACAGCAACCCGCCAGAAATGGCCGAGGTGATCGGCCACTGCCTAGCGAGAGCAGTATGACCCGCCGCCGCCAGCCTCATCAATCCACGGGTGCTGACCGCGCCCGGCAGGGCGTCTTAGCGGGCAGCGAACCCGACCCCAAATCCCCCCGGAGAACAACAAATGAATGATCTGGATACTATACGGGCGAGGCTGGCGACATCGGCCCGGGCTCGGACGAAGGGCGCGGGCGGCGATCCCAATGCAATCATCACCGCAGCTCGCCGGGCCGAGCGGGAGCTTGTCCGCACTGATGTTCCATCCCTGTGTGATGAGGTGGAGAGGCTTCGGGAGGCGCTGAGGCCGTTTGCCGAAATCGCCGAGCGCCACGCCGCCATAAACGGGGACCATGCGTGGTCGAGGGTCACGCGCATCCAGACATGGATCGACGCTGCCGACATCAACGGTGCCCGCGCCCTTCTATCCGTAGGGTGTGGGGATTTAGGGTCACTCGCTGAACCGCTTCATGTGGATGCCGCTGCGGAGCCCGCGATACCGCCTGGACCGGTGAACTGCAACCGCGTCCTACAGCTCGGCACCAAGCCCTACCCGCGCACTTGCGAACGCTGCGGCCTTGGCCCGTGCCCCTTCTATCGTCCTGGCCTGCCGCTGACCTTGCACAGCGACCCCGCCCCCAACCCCGCAACAGGTGCGGGCGGGGGTGTGGGGTGAGCGGCTTGGAAGAGGCTGAACCGCACCCGTCTTCGAGCGGGACCGACAGTGGTTGTGCTGCTGCCCCGGCTTCTCATGGAGGCTATTGGGACAGCCTGACCCCACCTCAGGTTATCCGCCTGATCGACAGCTTCGATGACTGGCGCGCAAACCCCGCCATCGTTGACGCCCGCCTGCTGGACCTGTTGTCCCGGAAAGATGCCGTCGAGAGACGCTTTCAGGCGGACAAGCTGACGGCTCTGCTGCGAGCCCTGCCGACCATCCGCCGGATGCTGGAGGCCGCATCGTGAGCATCATCATCACCCCCGAAGCCGCCGCCGTTCTCGGCAAGCGCCACAACCCTCGCGACCGTGACCGCTCCCGCGACCCCCTGCTTGGTCCGCCGGAAGACATGGCCGTGTCGCGCGTCCTGCTGGCAGAGCTGGCCGACATGTCCCCGACCCATGCCGACCAGTTGGCGGTCAAGATCAACGACGCCCTGAAAGCAGTCGCGGGCTCCGTTGCCGACACACGGGAAGCGAAGCGACCGGACCAATCAAACCCCCAAGGAGAACAACCATGACCGGTAAAGCTCAAGAGGCGGGAACAGGCGAGACTGACCGGTTTGCCGTTTTCGAAGGCGACGTGATTGGCTTCGACCCCTTCGGCGGTGACTTTGGCGACCAAGGCGACCGAACGTTCACCGACAAGATGGTGCGCGCGGCAAGGCGCCATGACGACTGCCACAACTGCGCCGAGCCGATCTTGGCCGGCGAGAGGCACCGCTATCGGGTCGATAGGACCGATGGGGACCTGGACACCTTCCGTTGGTGCTGGGCCTGCTGCACCGCCATGGCCCGCATTTGGTGCGAAGGTGGTGCGGCGGATGACGAATACGATGCCCGGTCCAAATTGCGCTGGGAAAAGGAGGCAGCATGACTACCCCTCCCGACAACACATCGAAGACAGGGCGAGAGGGAGGCAAGGCCGACCGGAGCGAACTCAGAACCGAAACCATCGGCGGCTCAGCCATGTTCGGAGCTGCCATCGCCCCCCCCCCCCACGTCTCCT